GGTTCTCTTTTAATATCTCTAGAACAGCCATATCAAAGGACTCCGAACCGAATCCGAAACGCCTTAAAATATCTTCACTTTTATCGGCTTGTTCATTGCTTGAAAAGTCAACCTGTCGCCTATAAATTATATCTTTCGGGTCGATGGTTTCTCCGCAACTTGCAAAGGCTTCGCAAATAGAGAACATGTCACCTTCAGCTTCTAGCGTGTCTCGCATTTCTTGGGCTACGTTCTCAGGTATTACTTCACCCGTTACTGTTGCCCGTGCAACTTCAGGGCTGAATCCGTACAACTCAACAAGAACCGCTATCGCGCTTTCAGTATTAACTACTCCCGTGGAAACATTCTGAAGAAGTGTGATGATTCCGCTAACACCACCTACTGAGCCTTTCAATGCAGCCTGAGCGTCTTTGGTTTTGCTATCTTCTCCTACGTCTTCCTTCTCCTGAACTGGCAACCCAATGTCAGCGCGGATTTCGTCCTCAGTCATTACGCTGACCTTAGTGGATTCTGAGTATTCTACTCCAATTGGTTCGGTGTCTATAATATATAAACGTTCCTCAAAGCCTTGTACGCTTGCGAGTCCATTGAACACCCTGAGAACTTCGTCTTGTCTGTTGTTTACGTAGGTGTTCTGGAATAGTTCGTAGGCATCACGTAACTGATTACGGGTTGAAAAGATACCTTCCTCTTTTACTCCGAACAATTCGCCAGAAGTAACCCGATGTCCTGAAAAGATATTCTGCTGAGTGGTCTTTTCTAGTATCTGATAACGGTCTGCAAAGTCGTTTCCATCCAAGTTAATGACCTCCGCGCCCTGTTCCCTTGAGTCGTTAAAGTTCAAGATAAAGCTATTCGCGTTATCTGTTCCTGTGAATTTGGCTTTTAACTTTCGTTCAATCGCGCCTTGTTCTTCTTCGGGTGGTTGCCCGTTGAAGAAGTTTATCATCTTACCCGCTTGAAAATTGTTCTTTATTTCATTAAGTTGGTAGTTTGCTATTTCTCTATCAACTTCGATGTAAGGAATACAACCCAAATACCCAGGCAAAGGGTAAACGTGCGCCTGTGGATGGTAGTCTTTAACGTATAACAGTTGTTTTCCGTGGGGTCTGCTCCAATCAAAAGCACTTATCACCTCAGTCTCAGGATTTGACTTGCTCCAATCTTCAGAATAGAAATAGAAATCACCTTCTTTTGCTTTGCGGTATTGCTTAAATTCCGCATGATGGATAGCCGCTATCTTCTCATTTGTTTGATTGTAGATTATCTCTAAAGCAAACCCGTTATAGATTTCGTAATCTAACACACACTTCGCGAGAAGGTCGTTTAATGTTTCGTTTGAATTAGGTGACTTGATAAATTTATTCAGATTCGCTAGCTGCTCGGTGTTAAGCCCTTCCTCGTTTACTTTGAACCCACTTCCTACAATGTAATCAGTCTTACCGTTTACAATTGCGTGATGTTTTGAACTGGAATTGAAAAGGTCTAAAAGATAATCACCGTAGCGATTCTTGTACTTTCCTTTCGAGCCGTAGAGAATCCAATCCTTTGACCGTTCCTCCTTAAATTCGGGGACTTTGTGGTCATTCAGTTTTATTACAAAAGTCTTATCCTTCATAGACTACGTATTCAGGGTTGTTACTATACTCTGTTGGGCTTGTTGTCGTTCCTGTAACAATACACATTCCACTCTCTAAAGCGGTCAAGCCTGAAGGGTCAATGTTAGATGAAGATGAATTAGCGAAGATAACATACCTCAATTCACCTTCTTTTAATAGCACCTCACCATCCGCAGCCGTGGGGCTTGCTTGCTCGGTTATCTCGAATTGATTGTATCTATCCTGAAAAGAACTCGTGTCCTGTTGGATGCAGTAGTCTTTTTCCATCGTGGTCAAGTGTTGAAATTCAAATAGATAATGTGAAGCCGTACCCTTCTCGGTGAGGGTTACAGTTACATCATTAGCCGTTGACTTCGTTATACGTATCATACACTCGCGACAAGCACCTCTAAATCACAGGCAGCGGTATCAGACTTTGCGCTGATGTTGTCCATCTGACTGAACGTTGATGAAGCTCCACCCGTTGCGTGAACTTCTAGGTCATCGTTACACATTAGATATGATTGCCCCGCTTCCAACTTCACGAAGAAAGTATCCGAACCCGTATCACTTACCCCGATGGTCACGAAGTTAGTATCGTCCTTATTCGTTATCCGAATATATCTGAGGTCGGTGTTTAAAAAAATTCCTTGTCCCGTTGCTGATCCGAAGCCTAGAATATCTACCTCAGAAGTATCTACTGTTACGATCTGATTATAGACCTCGTTAACACTTGATACCGTAAAGGTATGAGTAGAACCCCTGTCAGAACCAGCCAACGTGATTGACTCGGTTATGGTTGAAGTGAATGTAGCCGCTGTTACTGTTGATGCCATGTTTTATATCTTATGCCTTTAAATATAAATTCCGTGAAATTGTTTTAAAAAAGAAAGGGGTCACTAAATAGCAACCCCCTTCCCGAACGATAAACAGAAATATTCTAATTCGTTATTGACGCAAGGTCACCGCTTGAAACGTTAACATGTGGGTTAGGTTCTAATCCTGTGAAGGTCATAGTGTACCCATTCAAATCAGCCGCAGCCACGCCACTTCCAGCGGTAGCCGCTGATAGGTCTAGCCCGTTGGTTACTCCGATTGCCCAATATTGCGGAGTCGCTTCTCTAGTTTCCACGATTGCCACAACTCTATTCTTAGCAAGTAGTTGCATTTCGTTCCGCTTGGCTACGTCCAACTTTGAAAGGATGAACATAATAGCGGGGACATAGTATAGAGTTCCTTTGTTGCTTCCAGGTGTCGGGTCATCGTTAAATGAACTTTCCTCCTTGTCCAACTCGTACTTATAAAATACCGTGTCAGCAGTTCCGAAGGTTACCGCGCCTGTTGAATAAGCGGGAGTTAGTGTGTCCCATTGTGCAAGGGTCGCAAACCTAACCGACTTAATACCACCAATCGCTTCTTTGCAATCGAGTGAAAAACCTTGAGTTAATACACACGCCATCGAATAGGGTTTTAAATGTTAAAGTATAATGTTTGCAATCTCTCCAGGGAAACGAACTTGCGTTCCTACCTTAAATTCACACTTCATTCTCACGGTGTCATTATCTTGCGAGTACCAGACGTTAAGGTTAGTCTCGTCTCCAATTCCGTCAACTCCGATGAACATATTGCTAGTCTTTCCAGCGTAAGCGTCACCCGTTCCAGTTAACCCCTGTACAGGTACAACACTCATGTTGTTTCCTGGAAAGGTAAGTCCTTGTGAAAGATCTGCTGCGGGGTCTGCTCCACCTAGTCCTGAGTTAATCAAAGAACCATAAGTAGAACCACCATTTATAAGTGCTGAAACTAAAGCCGCGTAAGCATCATATCCAATGAAGGACGTAATATCAGAGCCGCTTATTCCGTTATTGGAAAGTGCTGTATAAAGTCTGTGTTGTGCTTCAAGTGCCTGAGAGTGGAGGTTAATGTCCGTTAGAGCAGTACCAGAGTAGATTGAAGTTGTATTAGCGTCAATACCACCCGAACCTATTGTGTCAATAAATCCGTTGAAGAACTGATTGTTACCTGTTCCTGTTGAGGTGTCACCTTGCCATATACTAACGTCTACCGCTGCTGCGATTTCATTAGTAACGTTTTCAAGGATCATAGCCCAAACATCAGATGGTTCTACTGAATCATAATAAGCACCCGCCCGAATCTGTGAGCTTAGGTAAATTGATTCCAAGTCTTTAGGACACCATTCCATATCTACCTTAACTTTTCCAGGAGATAAAGTTCTCTGTGAAAAAGTAGATGAACCTGAAGCGTTGAACCCGCAGCTTCCTCCCGTCTGGAAGAAAATAGTGTTAGCAACGTTTGGTAATTTTACATCACCCTTAACTCCAGGCATTACGGTAGCGTGCTGCATCATCTTAGCACCTAGTACAACCGCTGCACCTAAGTCGGGCTTATTCTCTTCTACGTAGGCATCTAAACCTGTTACATCAAAAGCCATGTTTTATTTTTTAAATATTATTTTTCTTGCGAGTGCCGTTAGGTCGACATCGTTAGTTCTCTTATTAGCGAAAGGATTATTAAGCGTTTTCTTTGGTTTCTCGCTTGGTGTCTCTGCAAACTTCTCCACGATCTCAACCACCAATGCAAGTCCTTCTTTCAGTTCTTTGTTTTCCTTTGTCAATTCGTCTACCGTTTCAACAGTCGCAAATCGTAGCTTCTCAATCTTCTCGGTGATTGCTACATTCAATTTATTGATTATCTGCTTTTGTAGTTTCTCCAAATCAAAAGCGGGGGCTTCTGGTGTTGGTTCTAGTTCGTCAACCTCGTTCATTTCCTCAGGTGCCTCTTCACCTTCAACCGCTTGAACTTCGACAATAACACCGCCCTCAACTGTGATTAATGTACCGTCTTCTAGTTCTAGGTTTCCATCAGCGGGTGCAGTTAGTTCACCATCCTCACCGATAACTTCAACCTGCGCGCCTACTTCTACATTAGGTGTAATTCTTAGCACCGTACCGTCAGCCGATTTTACATCTTCTGCTTTTACTTCCTCAACCTCTTCAAACTTCAATAGCTTTTTGATTCCAGGGAGGTTCTTTTGTACGAGTTCTTTAATATCCATAGTAAGGGCTTATGTCTTTAAATATAAAAAGGGTCGGGGTGTTTGAAAAAATATTACTTTAGCTACATGGAAAACGATAAAGACCCTATGCAGATACTCGTCTACGGTGCTTGCGCCCTGAGTGGTGCGCTTGTTGCTACGGTAATTTTTCTAGCTTTCGGATAGTACTCGGATTACTTCGTCTATTAGTTGCTTGTCTAAGTTCTTAGTAGCTTGGTCAATGAAGATTCCTTCTATTGAGAAGCCTTTAAAAGTTCCGTCCTTTACTTTCTCCCACACATCATCGTTTTCTATTTTCATGGAAACAAACCACGAACCATTGGGCATCTTATCGAATCCTTCAGGGGTTCTTTTGCGGTCGTCAATTATAAAACTCTCAAAGATATAAACGCCTTCGGTCAGTTCTTCGTGCATCAGATTGACCGCGCTTGACGGCTGAGATTTAAAGAACTTGTGTACTATCTTTTCTATTGTCTCAGGTGAGAACTTCACGTAGAACGGCTTACCGCTTTCATCCTGTCTGTAAATAGGAAGGTTAGAAACCATTGCTGCACCGCTTACTACCCTCTTTTCCTTGTCCTGAACTTTGAACCTTTGCGGCTTATTGAAAGCCATCCACTCTCTTTCGATTGCGGGGGTGTCTACAAGTGCGATGAATTCAACTCCAGTTTCTTCGTTCTCATCTATCGTTAAGTTTATAAGTGGTAACTGCTCCATGTCTTAAAATATAAAGTGTTCAGTTTTGTTTTATCCAAATGTGGCTTGCCCTTCTATCTGGTTGACGTTTTCTTGGCTTCCTGTTATTCCCGTCTCTACGACAAACGCCTGAATAGGCATCAACTCCGCTTGTTCGGTGTTGCCTAGTTCGGTGGTGTTGGTTGATATTCCTGAGAAGTTTGGTGAAGGTGCTGAAAGACTTGGTGGTGGTGGTGGTGGTGGTGCTGAAGGACCAGGAACATTAGCGGTATTAAGCGTTGTTGTTGCGCTTGCGATTCCCGCAACTACCGCAGCTACTCCCGTAGCGATTGCTACAAGGTTTCCAGGATAGGGGACTGACTGAGCCTGACTTATCGCGCCCACTATTGCGGTAGCGGTATCTATTGCAATTTGAGCAACCGCCAGAACTTTACGTGCTGCAACCGCTGCCTTACTTTCACCTTCTATTGCCGCTGCTATACCTCCTAACACATTACCTAATGACTGAGCAACAGCAATCTTATCGTCTGCTAGTTTCTTTTCAGCCGCTTTAAGTTTAGCTTTGGCTGCTTTGTCTTTTGCTAAATCTTCGCTTCTATGCTTCTCGTTTAATTCATCTATCGCCTCATTCCTTGCGGCTACTAGGTCAACACTTGTATCACTTGCGAGCCTTGCAATTTCATCTAACCTATCGTAATAGATTTCAAGTTCTTCGAGTTCCTTTTCCCGTTCCTCTAAAGTGGCTACTCTTAGTTCCTGTTGGAGGTCGAAGAGTTCTTTTTCTAGTGCTGCTTGGTTTGTAAGCTGCTCAGACTCTTGGCTTTTTATCCTTTCTTTAAGGTCTGCGAGTTCACCTTCTGCTATTAGTACTGCGGCTTTTCTTTCTGTGGTAGCTCCTAGTTCGTCCCTTTCTCTTATAGCTAACGCTAGGCGTTTATCTGCTAGTACTTGCTCTTCTTTTATCTGGTCTTCTAGTATCGTTCCTAGCTTATCATTTGCTTCTATTCGTTCTGCAAGTGTTAACCGTATATCGTCCCGCCTTTGTCTCTGGAGTTCTGCGTCTCTTTGGTAGGTCATCTGTATCTTTTTCTGACCCGCCTCTAAAAGTTCTACCTCGTTTCTAAGTTTAGTTAGAGCATCTGCTTGATCTACTGCTGCTAGCGTAGCATCTTTGACCTCGTTCGCAAATTCACGCATTGACTCTGCGATAGCAGACCTCTCTTCTTTTGTTGTTAGCGTAAATGTCTGAACTAACGCCTCACCTAAGTCTTTCGTATTTTTCTTTACTGCATCCCAATCTAATTTAAGAGCACTTTCTATGATACCGCCTAAAGCTATGAACTGATCCCCAAACCCCTTAATGAAAACCATAAAGCGGTCTTTTATAAAGTCTTTTAATTCTATAAGTGATTGTTTAGGGTCTTCAAATGCTGACTTCATTGCATCACCCAAAGGCGCAACCGCGCTGAATAGCTTATTAATGATTATCTCAAGGGCTATGGTAGCCGTTGAAAGCGCGTCCATTATCTTCTGGTTCTTGGATAGAATGTCTTTCATAAAACTAAAGACAGCCATAGCAACCCCGATAATTCCCAACGCTTTAATAAGCCCACCAACGGAAGTACCTAGCTTCTTAGTTCCTTGTTCAGCAGCTTTAAAGCCGCCTTTCATTTCGCCTGAAGTTTTCTTGGTTTGCTTACCTAAGTCTTCGACTGATTCGGTTGTCTTTTCGACTCCCTCCATTGCTTCGGAAGTATCGAGCTCTAGCTTAAATGCTACTTTTTTCTTTGCCATTATTCAGTTATAAACCATTCTACACCGTCACACCATATGCTTACAAAATCATATTGAGAACCTAAATTATAGGTAGTTGATCCGTTGATTGTTTCGCTACCATCCCCATCTACTACTACGCCCGATGCGCTTACATCTGTCTTTAATACTTGTATCCTAACATCTGTACTGTCAGCAACAGGAGGTAGCGTTATAGTTACCACTTTGCTAGTGCAATCGCAAAGAATAAACTCTCTATCTCTAGCGGTGTAGTCATCGTCTTTATCTACGTGTATCCATTGCCGTTTCCCGTCTATTATTGTGGTGTTGCTTTCTGTAACCGTCTGACCGTCTGAGTTGATTATAACTACGTTTTCAAGCCCTGCTTCTACTTTGTTGGAGTCACCTAATATTGTCACATTCCTACACCCATCAGCTACGTAATTATCGTTCCCGATTATTTTAAAGAATGTAGTCGAATCTCTTACCCTGTTCCTTTTACCTGATACGCTTCCGTGGAACTCAGGGTATTGGTTCAGGTTCTTACGTAGTAAGGTTGCTACCTTCGGGGGTTTCTCGTTTGTTGTGGTTGAGTGTCCTTGTGACCCTACGGCAAAAGTTTCGGTTTTTAAAGAAACCACCTCTAAGATCTTAATTAATTCAACCTTTGTTAACCCTCTTTTGAATGGATTGTAGTTTTTAACCGTGTTCAGTCTCCAGTATGAATTATCTATTAGAATCTGATCTCTGAAATCTAGCTTACTAATGTCCCATTCAGTCAAATCAAATAGACCCGTCAGCACCTTTGAATCCTTGCTTGTTATCTCATTAACATGGTTACGATAAAAGGCGTTATAAAGATTGTTATTCGTTACCAATAGCGAACCTGTGAAACTATTTTCTGAATAGTATATCTCATTGGTTAACCCGAAGTTAATATCTTGGGCTGGTGCAATCGGGTGTGTGAGGTGTCCCGCGTATGGGTAAGTTGCACGCTGAATATCTCCAGGTATAGACTTATGATGCCATACGGGGTTGGAAGTTAATAGACCACCATAGTATAAGATTCTTATGTTTGCGTCTGTTGGCATTGCGCCCTCATCTATGTCTGAATCGTATATCTTTGGAATTATCCGATTTGATGGATTGTCATTCACTAATGGAGTAGCTGAGAATACTATCTCCGTGTCGTGGGTGTTATTTAGAAAGTCGTTATCCACATTCACACACCTTCGACCATACACATGACCGTGATTATCTTCGTAGCGTTTGTTGTAATAGTCTCCGTCCTCTGAGTAGGTGTAGATGTATTCGCCCGCTGTTAGTAGTCCAACAGGCTCTAAGGTTATATCCTTATCCCTTGCTAGTTTCTTAGTCCAATCTCTTGTTATACCTCCAGTATAGAAGTCGTCCCGCGTTTCTATTAAAAGGTTCGTTTCATTTGTAGGGTCAACAGTTACGTAAAGATTGAACATATTTACCAACCCCATGAAGAACTCCTTCATACCAACGTCAGGTAGGTAGTCGCTTAATGTCATGGTGTCACCTTCGTATAAATGATTCTGTACGGGTGCGTTTTCAAAGTAACCTCCAGTACAGCGGAAATCAAGTCTAACCGTTCCGCCTATCATTATTCTAAAGTCGGTTCTATAACCCGTATCGGGGTCGTCTGCTACAAATCGAATATACACTTGATCATCCAATCGAGTAGTAACTTCGCCTTCAACGTAAACCGTTTGAGTGGCAACCGTACCGACCACCCCTGTGATGCTCCAAGACCATGCTGTTTCTTCCACCACATTAAGCGTTGATGTAGAATCGTCATAATGGACAAGTTGCATAACACCATCATAAGTGGGATGAGTTAGTGTAAAGGCGTAGTTCTCAGTTAACTTCAAGTCAACAGACGCCCTGAATAAGTCCCTTCGTTCTACCTCCTGACATTTAAAAATATAGTTTCCATCAGCGTCAATGTTGTATAGGTTTCCAGGAGTTGATAACATCTGATACTGGTCGTTATTATCAAAACCAAGTATAGCCTCATCCTCAAAACACAACTTAGCCATTATCTCTGTATTTAGGAAGTACTGCTCATTCCCGTATGTGTTCGGGAATTGCGTACTCAATCGGTGAAGCATCTGCTCCACAGTCTTAACCGCTTTGAATGTCCGTGTATTTGCGGCAACGTCAGGAAGGGTTAGTTCTTTGGTTAGTGGAATTATAAGCCGCTTAAAAAAAGTAGAATTAAAGAACGTGCTTGTGTAGGTGAATCCTGCAAAGTTAAAGATACTATCTACCATCTGCTTAGTATATACAGCGGGATGAAAATCAACTACATCGTAAATGCGTTCGCTAGACGAAGTATAAAAGTCAGACAGCCCCCAATCAATCATCGGGTAAACATATCCAGAACCAACGGGTAAAGACCAAGAAGCCGCCTGAGTGGGTCGGTCATATATATGGTCGTAAGTAGATAAGTCTATATGATAATTACGAACCCCGTTAACGTCATCAAAGTCACTTAACAAATTGTTCTCTAATACTGAGAAGATGTTAATCAGCCGACCGATAAAGACAACTTCGTAGATGTAGTTGCTGCTCTTTATCTTTACTTTACGTAACTGAACAACCCCCGCGAACACCTCCACACCGTCCGAAATAACTCTAGCTTCTGCTTTCTTGTTGGGGTTGAAGTTCACCTCTACATTAAGAGATGTGGAGTCATAAGGGTTCGATATGTTGACATCGAATATCTGACCGAACAGCTTGTCATTATTAGCCGTTGAAGGACATTGAATCGTCTTACTGTATTCCGTGTTACGTTTAGACGGGTCGCGAATATCAGCCACGGAGTAATTGAAAGAGAAGTCTAGTTTCTCTTTTACATCCAACCTACGACCCTCAATCAGAACTTCAGCCACGTTGTCTCTTATTCCTTAGTGAGTATTCTAAATCGAATGTGTATTGCATTAACTTGTCGTTCAAAGATGTTTGCTTCTTGATACCCCGCCCGTCTATATTGACAGCTATCAGTTCGTTGTTAAGTTCCTGGTAGATTATAGGTGAAGTAAATAGGTCGTTCATCCATGTACTTTCTGACTCGGTTAAGAAGTCGGTGTTAATCGTTAGCATTTCCTGAGTCTCTACGTTGTATTCCGTACGCCCTCGGCTTGCTTTGGTGTAGTCCCAACTCGTACCGCTGAAGGTGTGGGGTTGACTTACATAACTATCCCTTGTCACCTTGCTTTCTTCTTCGCTCTTTAGATTGAAATTAAAGGAATCGTAGCCACCTAAACGATTTAACCAATGTAAACGAACAGGAGTGTATTTACTACACTTTTGGTCAATGTTAAAAGTGATAATTTCAGACAGAATACTTGATACCCTTAGTTGTACCGTATAACTCGCAGCACCCACTAATATGGTAGCAGGGTTGCCTGAAGTCCACGCTGATGGGTCAGAGTTTTCTATATCGTATGTTCCACAAGCTACATAACAATATTCGTTATTTATCATTGAAGCACCGTCTATAACGCCCGTCGATACCTGTACACCGTCCGAATCATAACTAACTATTGCTACACCTTTACTCGAAGCAGCACCAACGGATAAGAAATATAAGAAAGCTGATTGATCGCTATCGATGTATCTCGTAGCAGGTGCATCACTTAGGAACTTCTTACCAACCACCGAAGTATCGTAATCCGTATAACCAAAGTCCAGCCAATCAATCTCATTTCTAACCCCGTTCCAAACGCTTTTAACATTCACAGAAAATGAAGCACCACCGACATACACGCCCCCAACTAAATCCTCCTCCTGCAAAAATAGACCATACTCCGTATGCATATTAGGCGCGTTAAAGATACCTGCATGATTCGCAGCAGGGATAGCAATGTCCGAACCTACCTGAGTTTGTAAGATTCTCGAAGGGTCGTAGTAAGCGCGGTCTGATGTTACTACTCCATTTACGTCTATTCCTTGCCGTGGGTAAACCCTTGCCGTAGAAATAGCGGGGTCGGTCGGATAGGTCGATGGAAGAACCATAACCTTGAATCGTTGTGTGGTTGTGTAGTTGGTTGAACGAAACACATACGGGTTGTCGTTATGTGCCAACCCATAAGCGGAGGGCTGCGAGTGTACTAGTATTCCCATGCTTTAAAATATAAAGCAAAGGTTTTTGTTTTTAGCCCGTCTGAATAGTTGAGAACGCTTCCTCCAGTACCGCTTCAGCATCTAGCATAGCAGCGTCTAGGATGTCGTTATTTAACCGCCTAATGAACTGGCTATCGTCTACTACATCGGTAAAGAAGTCGTTTCCTTCTGTTCCCTTTTCATGAATCTTGCGAGCTATGACATACGCTAATCCTTGAGGGTTTTTAAAGTCTGAATCGTTGCCGCCTTTCAGCTTGGCTTTCACGTTAGGATAGGTGAGCCACTTCTCAATGTTACGCCTCAAAGCTCCGTTGCCGTTGTTTTTAGTTGGACCGCGTCCTTTATCAACCGCTTCATAATAGTCGTTCATGGTTATATCGTAGCCTATCTTATTGCCACGAGTGAACATTTTATATTTGATAGACTTACTAAGCGACCCTGATGCGTGGGTGTTGCTTTCATCTAGGTTCTTACCTAGTTCCGATACTACCAAAGTAGCCGATTCGTTTAGTGCTTCTGTGACCTTCTTAAAACTCATAACGCTTCCTTGTAATATTCTTCCTTCCTATCATTGTCAAAGATACGAATTATTCCGTTCTCTAAATTACGCTTCTGATAAATTTGGGTTGTCTTGTTAATCAGCTTAACCATGTCCTGACCGTCCATAGGTTCAACCCATACCGTAAAGTTATTAGTGGTCAGTTTGGCTATCATTTCCTTTTCATCTGTTGACGTTCATAGATTCCCTTTGCTTTGTGGAACGATAGCCTATTTAAGAACTCTATAATATTCATGTCGTGGTAAAAGTCCCAAAGTTCGGGACGTCCGT